TATCAAGCCCTGTGGTTTTTGACAAGTATCTTCTTAACTCTGATCTCTTGATACCGTTATCTCTGTATAATGTAAGTGCATCTGGAACTGTCATTTCTGCTTTACTTTCAAATTCAAATACTAGATCAATATCTTCTGCTTTTGTTTTGTTACCTAATGCTCGTAGATAAGGAATAATAATTTCGGCTTTGATTTGTATTGATAGCCTCTTTTGTATTCTTTTTACCTTTCTGATAAGAACGGAATCTGTACTTTCTGATGCTGCTCTTGCAGTAAATCCAGCGTTAAAGAACTGTAGTGGGAATTTAGAACCAGGCTCTAATACATCTCTTTGCAAGTGTTCAATGTAACCTGCAAATTGAGCATTACCACTAACCTCAAATTTCTCTACTTTAAATGCTTTATCTGTAACTATCTTCATTCCAGGCTTTGCCTTTTTCAAAGCATCTGCTTGTTGTCTAATGAAATCCTCTCCTGCATCTTCAAACTGGAACATCAATAAAGGACTAGCATAAGCGTGGAATATCTCTGCCATACTGTTCTCTATTTGTTTCATTTGGATAAGTGGAGAATCATAAGTAGTTCCAGTTCTAGGGTCTAAATAATCAGATAATATAGAATGGAATATTCCTCTACCCCAAATCTCTTTTGAAACATTAGAGAGTTTAAAGTGAACCATGTCTTTTGCTGCAAGTACAATATCTTTATTATTAACTTTCTGGATATAGTTTTGTATCTTTCCTTTTTTGTTTCTTACTACAGTATATATTGTATCTATTGGAACTTCAATAAAATCTGCGTTCTTTGGAGCTCTCTCCCATATTAGATTTCCTACACCAACATAACTGTATAATCCATCTTCTAATAATTCTTCAAATCTAATCTCATCAAACCAATCTCGGATAAGTTCCTGTGTGCTTTGTTTTTTAGCCTTTACCTTTATGCCCGAACCCATAATCATTTGAACATAAGTTTCCCTTGACATATCCAGTCTTGCATCTTTGTTAATAGCATCAATCATTTCGTCAAAAGGTTTATCTGGAGTAAATTCATTCTGCCAGTCAGATTCATTAACTTCTGATTTATTGTGAAAATCTTCTAAAACCTTTAAAACTCCAATGTTTTCATACTTTTCTTTACTAATTCTGGGTAAAACCTTGGCATTTGGATCAGAAACATCACGTCTTGGGTTAAAAATCGCCATAATATAATAAAATGATATTAACGATATAAGGAAGTATTAATCGAAGAACATATCATCAGAACCATTAACTCCTATACAAGTTATTCTATTTCCTGATGATTCTAGCATTAATCTTGTTTTATAAAAACCGTTTAGATATGGACTGTTGTCTTGCGAAAACTTTATTAAGATGATTCCTACACTACCAGTATTGGTTAGACCTGTAGTAGTTGAGTACACAACACTCCCGTCATAATCAATAAATTGTAATGTTGGCGTGAATGAAGATATATCTCTTGTAGTGGCAAACCTAGCATCATCATATACCGTTCCTGATATATCATATGTATTACTAGTCGTGAAATCCCCCTGAACCCACATTTTAGAGTCAAGTTTTAGGTATAAAGGCATAACCTTTTTATATCACAATATCATTAAATGAAGTAAAATGAACCACCCAGAGATAGATAAACTTGCCAAACAAAATATCTTTGAGATAGTTAAATACCCTGCTTATTTTTCAGATATTATGGTAATGAATATGATTCGTAGTAATACTGATACTCATGTTATTTATTATATTGCTCTTATGAATGGAATTATTCCTATTGTTACTTTGGGCAATTACAAGTCGTTTGTTGCGGACTTTAGCAAGAGAAAGAAAAAGATTTAATATATTCCTGCTACTATTCCTGAACCCAATTTATAGTAATACATTGCTAACAAAAAAGCATCACCAATATCAAATGGATTTTGTGTTGTCTTATCAGGTAATCCTTTTTTGTTAACTTTGATGGTCATTAATTGATGTTTTAACTTTTTAAATGCTGGGTGTATTTCTACTGTGAGATTATCGACATGATTAACTGCATAGTTTAACATTCTATCTCCATGTATGCCAAATAGTACAGGTGTTACAACCATGTGATATTTATCCCTCAAGTCTTTAATGATTTCAGGAACTGCACCATCTACTATAATCTTTTTAGTTTTAAATCTTCTTGATAGATCAGCAATTCTTTCTACCATGTCTATGTATGATGCCCTCTTGTATGATTCGGAAAATATAACGGATTTTTTTCCCTTTCTTTTCTGTATAATACATATACCAAATTCAGAAGAACCAAATCCTGGGTCAGCACCAATTACTCTGTCATTAGTATCATCTGATTCATTCCAATCATATTCCTTGCCAGTTATTTCCTCTAGTTTTTCAGGTGTAAATATATCTCCAGTATTTTTTCCCCATATGCCAAGATATTCTCTTTCAAATGAACGAGCCTTACTTGCTTCTCCTATGTATAGTGGGGAGAAGATTGAAGTCTTAGTTTTCGGGTTAACCTTAAGACCTGCCTCAACATAAAAGTGATGTCGTTTATAGATAGAGTCTTTTTCCCCCATGATTTCATAAAAGAATCCTGTTGGGTCTTCCCCAGCAGTAGATACCCATACAACCCAAGAGTTAGACTTTCCAATGTATCTCTCTCCAACGGTTCTAACGACTGAATCATCTTTAAGTTTAAAGAAAGCTGCCTCATCTCCAAAAAAGATACTAACACGAGGAATACCTCTTGCTGAATGAATGTTATTTGCAGGAAAGCATTTGATTCTTGAACTATTGACTTCGAGTTCGTAAGCTCCATGATCTACGTATTGCAAACCTTTCTTTATTAATAAATCTTTCGCCCTAAGAACTAATTCTTGTGCAAGGTCAACGTTGGGTGCTGTAATTATACATGCGACTTTACCATAAAAGAATACATCTGTAAAAGATTTCCAGAGAATCCATAATAACATGAACTGTGTGATTCCTAACCCAGTTGCTTTATATACTGCAAGGCATTTATTTGTTTCAAGTGATTTTAGCATTTCTTCTTCATATTCATATACTGGGTGATATATTCCATCTCGTTCATCTCCGCCCATTGGGTGAAATATAAAGTGCCAAAAGCAACAATGCTCTTGTTTGGATAAAGAATCATAGCACCAAAACTTGACTGGGACTTGAGGTAAGTCGTCAGTTGTCGCTGATGCTATTATCCTTAATGTTTCCTTGGCTGCTAACCCCAATTTCTTTTATCTCCTCAATTATTAATGGAACAATCATTCTTTCTCTTTCTCTCTTTAATTTTTTCACTCGTATAGGAAGTTCTACGTCTTGTAACAATTTGAATTTGTCTATTTTAACATCATGTTTTAATCTCATTAATTTTATCAATAAATCTTTATTTGGATTTTCTGCATCTCGTTCTAGATTGATTAATTTTTGTATATCGTCAATGTCATTATCCAATCCCTCTTTTGCCCGAATAAATTCTCCTACATAAGAATCTAAAGCATCTTCATTTACGGTTTTTTCTAATTCGTTACGAATCTGCACTACGTGATAATATATTCCCTCTGAGGAAATCTCTCCGTACTTGCTTTTGAGCATTGTATCTGAATTAATATAGTTTGCAATCTGTGTAGTTCCCATAGATTTGTAAACCCATAGATCCCAAATTAATTTATGTAGGTCTTGGGATAATTCAGGATTTCGTGCCTTAGACATTTAGATACCTCAAGAATTTTTCTCTTACAGTATCAATATTATGTTCTAATAGTATATCGGGGGATAATTTTACACCCTCACTAGTCCAAACATTTAATCCACATGACAAAGCCTGTAATCCTGTACAGGAAGTGGCATTTATAGTTTGTGGTATTGGCTTGTTATAGTCAAATTTCCAATCTACATAGTTGTAATATTTGTTTAAAAGATTCGGCATATCTCTATATGGTATGATTTCTTTTTGTCTATTGATATATTCTACCTCTGGATACTTGCCCAAAATAGTAGGTTTTATCGTATCTATCTGATAATCTCGATTAATTGCCAAATAATTTCTCTCTCTCAGAGAAAGATTTGGTGCAAATAATGAATCATCTATAGGCACAGGTAGATAAAATGCATTAGGAACTATCGATAATAGGTCAGGTGTTGATACAATTATTCTTAATTTGTCCTTTATGCTATTAAACATTGGGTCATTTTTCAAAACATCTCGTAATTTCGTTCCGTGGAAGAATAAAACTAGGTTTTCTTGAGGAAATTCACTATAAAACTCTACAAAATCATGTAAAATTACATAATCTGCATTATACGAAGAATTATGTGCTGCCTGGAGTAGTTTAGCAGTATCATCAAATATAAAAGTCTTGTTATAATATTCGGAAAAACCAAATGGGTCTAAACCCTTTAATTGCATCACTATAGACTCATCAGTACATAACATCTCTGCAACACCAGCCATAGAATACACATGTAATATCTTCATGTATAGTATTGATGATACCATAATATAAAAATGTAGTGTTGTTACGTCACACTACACACTTCGACCTGAAGTAACGGGCTTAAGAGAGCTACCTTAATAGAGCCTAGGTTATATTGGTAATCCCTGACAACCAAGTTATATTGTAATGACACATATATAAACATTGCGTAGCAATGTCAATTTAAAAAATTTTAGTAAAAAAAATTAAGTGATGATAAAATCATCTGACCAACCTGACCCACGCCATTTTTCATCAAATGCTTTTATCTTTAGAGTAGCCTTTCCCTTGAGTGAAATTCCTTTTCTTTTTACAACTATTTCCATGGTATTATCCCCTGGTATTGTTTGAAAGGCAATTACGGGGAATCCATCTTTGTATATCCCACCACTAAAGAAATATGCTCCATCTATTTTTATATCAAGTGTGCTTCCCTCAGCAACACTATTACCGTCTTTTCCCTGAAAAAAAGAAACTGCATATTTCATATTATGGTATTATCGTATCTATTATATATACCTTACTACATGCGTGGAGTGGAAACAGAGGTCAAATTCATTTCCACTCCAGTCACATAACCTACATTTCCAGTGATACATATCATAAAAGCAAAAACATAGACATACATACATACATCATACACATATACAATGTATGTCTATACGTCTATTGTTTTCAAACTGTCCTATACCATTGGAAATATAGGTCTCGTGACTGGACTTACATAAAATACGACCTACGTTTCCAGTCCAGTCATGTAATCATATATTTATAGTACATACACTATAACATAAACAATGTTTACCCATACTCGTATAGAACTATCACAAATTAATGAGGCTCACAGAGATGGTAAACATTTCTATGTATATGATGGTATAAAATATCCTAGTATTACAACTATACTACATTCTTTTCCAAATCCAGGCATAGAGAAATGGAAATACAATACTGCAAACTGGCAAGAGATTCAAGAGGAATCAATGAGTGTTGGAACTGATCTCCACAAAAAGATAGAGGAATACTTGAAAGGAAATAATATAATAGCATCTAATCTAGTAGAAACACTATTCCAAAACATGACCCCACAGTTAAATAAAATAAATAACATCAGATGCCAGGAAGCAAGAATGTTTGAACCAAACCTTAGAATTGCAGGAACTGTAGATTGTATTGCAGAGTATGACGGTGTTCTAAGTGTCATAGACTTTAAAAATTCTAGAAAGAAAAAGTATGAGAGTGTAGTAAAAAAA